AAATTCTTACGGCAAACCAATATCTATCGGCGAAGAATGGAGCGGTAAAAAGGATGGTTTTCTTAGCTTCTATCACTGGTCTATGGAAAATGGCTATTTAGAAAATTTAACGATAGATCGAATAGATTATAAAGGAGACTATTCACCACAAAATTGCAGATGGGTAGACATGGTAACTCAAGCGAACAACAGAGAAAACAACCGCCTTGTCACAATCAAAGACGAAACGAAGACGGCTATGGAATGGGCTAAAATTATCGGTATCACACATTCTGCTTTAACTTGCAGATTAGATTATGGATGGAACGAAGAAGAGTTGCTTCAACCAAAAGGATTTAAAAGAGCAACTAAAAAACCATTAAAAAAATTGATGAATAATCAATTAAATTAATTAAAGGAGAAAAAACATGGAACAAGCAACTATTCGCGAGGCAGTTAACTCCGTAAAATTGGCAGGCGTACTCAAAGAAAAGAGTCTTGAAATCAAAACAGGAGATAAGGGCAAGTACATTAGTGGCTATTTGATTATTCAAACAGACGCAAACAGCGCACATAGGGTCAATATGTTCGCTAATGAGAAGACCAAGGATGGCAAGGATAGCGGTATCTTTACTTCCACAAACACAATTAAAAATGAGTACATTTCCCTTGCTGATTGCGCTACGAATGGTTGGGATGAATCTCGTGCCACTAGAGTAGTAGTTACAAACGGAAGGCTTGGACTTAATGAGTATTACGGAGAAGACGGTACGCTACATTCTGGTTGGAGTGTAACAGCAACCTTTGTAAACAGCATCAAGACAGGTGGGCCAGTTGATTTCTGTGCAAACTTTGAAGTTGAAGGTTTCATTAATGCAGTAAGAGAGAAGGATGATAAAGTTTTTGTAGACCTTATTGTTCCAGTTTATGGTGGAAGGGTTGTCCCAATCACATTCTCAGTTGCTCCTGCTGTCGCAGATTTTGTACTTAATAACTATAACAGAGGTGACTCTACTATGTTTGCAGGTTCGTTAGTAAACATGGCAGAAAAGGAAGTTAAGCGTAAGGAAGGATTTGGTGGTGTTCAAGAGGAGATTACGATTAAGTACGTTCGTGCGCTCGTAATTAGTAATGGGAACCCTTCTGCTTATGACCCCGATGATGATAACACAAAGGCGTGGGATTCAAAGGCAATCAAGGTCGCACTTACTGAAAGGGAAGCATATCTTGAAACCCTAAAGGCAAAGGGTAATAAGCCTAAGACATCTACTGCCACTACATCTAAGAAAGCACAAGAATTCGATTTCTAAACAAAAGGAAGTGGGGGGCATAGGTTGCTCCCCTTAGTGTAAGAAAAGGAGATAAGTTGGGCGCTTTTTTAGACTTAACAGGAGAAAGATTTGGCAGTTTAATCGTATTAGAAAGAGTGGGGCAAAAAAGCAATTGTGAAACTCTTTGGAAATGTAGATGTGATTGTGGGGCAGAAGTGATTTTTGGTGTTGGAAAACTAAGAAATGGTACAAGAGTTAGATGCCCAGAATGTTCTGATAAGCATCGTTCTATCGCAAATAGTAAATATGAAGACCCAGAAACGAAGCGCAGTAAACTATATTGCGTTTGGGCAGGAATGAAAGGAAGATGTTCTGGACGAGAAGGAGGTTCATCTGCCAAAAAACATCGAAAAGATTACTATGATAGAGGAATAAGGGTTTGCCCAGAATGGGAAGATTTCAACAATTTTAGAAAAGACATGGGAGAATCTTTTGAAGAGTCTGTTAAAATCAATGGGGAAAAATATACAACACTAGATAGGATAGACAACAACAAAGGATATTGCAAAGAGAATTGTCATTGGACAACCTTTAAGGGGCAATCAAGAAACAGAAGAAGCAATAAAATGATAACTCATGCAGGAGTAAGATATTCTACTTTGGTTGAATTTTGTGAAATTATGAATTTCGACTATGGAAAATTTAGTAATCGATATAATTTTATGATGAATGAGTTAATGGAAGAATTCCAATACGAAAAAAGTATTGAAGAGAAAAAGATGGTGGAGGGGAACAATGCCGATTGATATTTTTAATCCTACAGTTTCAGTGATTTCTAAAGATTTAAAAGGTCGTAGTTTGCTTGTTTATGGAAGCAATAGGACAGCAAAAACATTGACAGGGATTAATCTTCCAAAACCATATTACATTGGTTTTGAGGCAGGACTTGGCAATAGGGGTAATATTCCTTTCGCTAATATTCAAAAGTGGAGCGACTTCTTACAAGTAGTGAAACAATTAACTCGTCCTGAGACACTAGAACAGGCTCAAGGGTTATATCAGACGATTATTGTAGACACTATAGAAGCCGCCGCTCGTTTTTGCGAAGAATACACCTGTTCTAAATACGGGGTGGAAACAATCGCATCTGGGAATCGAAACTTTGGCTTGTGGAAGGAATTCTCAGCAGAAATCTGGAAACCAATCAACCAACTTACGTCTGTAAACTACACTGTGTACTTTATTTCTCATGAGGGGACACGAGACTTTAAAGACGAAAATGGAGAAGAGTATACAAAAATATATCCTCGTGGTGAAAAACGAATGATTGATGTTTGTGTAGATTTAGTTGATATCATTTGTTTTGTCCAGCCTAATGGTTTAGATGAAAACGGAGTGGAAATCAAATCTTCTGCTTATTTTACGAACACAAGAAAGTATCTTGCAGGCACACGTTTTGATTTTTTCCCATCTTACATTAAAGAGTTCAGCGCAGAAGCGTTACAAGACGCAATGCGTGTTGCGACAGAGGCGCAAGAGAGGGCAGACAAACTTAAAGCCGTAGATAGCTCACAGGCTAAGGCTATTGGTAAAACAGCCTCTAAACCTTTCGCAGAACTTATATCAGAAATCAAAACCGCAGTTACGAAACTTCGTGACCTTGGTAAGATGGACGAGTATAAAGCCATTGTCGAAAAATATCTTGGCAAGGATGCCTCAGTAAAAGATGCAAACCCCTCACAGACACAACAACTTGAACTGATTATTGATGACTTAAAAGACCTGATGGACTAACAAAGACAGCAGGGGAGGGTTTGCCCCTTCCCTGCTTTTTGCTTAGGAGAGTAAAATGGCTAATTGTCCTTTTTGTAAGACATATATGGGAACAAAAGAAGATGGGAAAACATACAAAGGGAAGAAGTATCATGTAAAGTGTTTTGAAAAAATGCTTGACGATATGGAATCTGGTGACGATGAATTAACTAAATTAAACCAGTATGTATGTAAACTCTTCGGAATCAAGACACTGACCCCACTGATGAGTGAGCAAATCTCTACCTTTACTAAAACAAACGGATACACGGCAAGCGGAATTCGTGCAACGCTATATTATTTTTTTGAACTTGAAGAAAGGGAATTGAAAGAAGATGTTAAAGGTATTGGGATTGTTCCTTTTGTTTATGATGAAGCAAGAGAATTCTTCAAGGAAATGGCGAGAATAAAAGAAAAGAACAAAGATTTTGTACCTACTTCCAAAAGAGTAGAGGTGAAAATACGGAAACCTTCTACATCAAATAATTTAATCGACATTTCTAAATTGTAAGGAAGGGGGTATTAATGAAAAAATTTGAAAGTCAAGAGCCAATTTTAGAAAAAGATGTAATGGCAACAATACAAGTGTTAGGAGCATTGCTTACCAAACCTTCTTTGTTGCTTGAAGAGAAATACAAACTCAATGTAGAAGACTTTCCAGAACCCTTCCATAAGATAATGTTTAGTTCAATAGAAAATATGGTAAAAAGCGGAGTCCAAAGTTTCAGTTACATGACCATTGACAGCTATCTTGTTAAATATGAACAACAATATCAACTTTACCTAGAAACAAATGGAGCAGGCTGGGTTCAATATGCCATGACCAATGTGGAAATAGAGAACTTCGATGTTTATTATAATACATTAAAAAAGTTTAGCATGTTAAGATGCTTAAAAGAGAAGAGGTTCGATACTCGTAGAATCTTTGATGTTACTGAAAGCAATCCTGCAAGAAAAGAAAAAGTAGAACGAGACTTTTACGCAATGAGTTTGTCTGACATGGTTGAAAAATATGAGAAAGACTTAAATGAAATAAAAGAAAAATTTAACGCAGACAATTCTGATGGTTATGGAGTACAAGCAGGAAAAGACCTAAAGAGGCTCAAGGAAGAGTTGAAAATTGCACCAGAGTTTGGTATGAATCTTGCTTCTAAAAAACTAACGACAATCTGTAGAGGAGCAAGGCTTAAAAAATTATACATGAGGTCTTCACCAACAGGAATGGGGAAGAGTAGATCGGCTGTTTCGGACGCATTAACTATATCAGTGCCTTGGATTTATAATATAGAAGAAAAGAAATGGGACTATACAGGTTGTAATGAACCAACGCTTTTTATAACTACCGAATTAGAAATTAGTGAAATTCAAACGATGTGTATTGCTTTTGTATCAGGGGTAAACGAGGAAGCAATATTAGATGGTAAGTATAAAGAAGGAGAAGAAAAAAGAGTTGATGAAG